ATAATTAATAATATTTGTAAAACTATCCATCATAAAAAGTTAGATAAAAGAGGTATGTTAATATGGCATTCAACAGGGAGTGGTAAAACTTGTACTGCTACTGCTATAATGGAAGGTTTTTGGGGTACTGATATGGATATTATTTATTGTAGTAAAATAGAAGCTTTAACAAGTAATCCACCACCAACATTTTATAAATGTGCGAGTGATTTATTTCCAAGATTTGCGGGTAAATCAATTACTGAAATGGAGAAAGAGTTTAAAAATATAAGATTTTTATCATTTGCCAAATTAGCAAATAGAATTGAAAATAAAACAATTAATTTAAATAATTGTATTTTAATTATTGATGAAGTTCATAATTTATTTAGACCATTACCAAATCAAAAGAAACAACATCAATATTTAGAAAAATTATTATTAAATGATAGTAAATATCCTAAATTAAAGGTTTTTATATTAACAGCAACATTAGGAGATAATCCTGATGAAATTATGAAATTATTAAATATAGTTAAAAATAATAATGTTCCTAAAATTGAATATGATGATATTTTTAATGAAGATTTATTTAAACAAAAGATAAGAGGTTTAATTTCATATTTTGATATGTCTAGTGATAGAAGTAAGTTTCCATTAGTTATAGATAATGAACCTAGATATATTAATATGTCAAATAAGCAATTTGAAGCATATATTGAAAAATATAAGGAAGTGAAAGAAAGTCATAAAGATTATAATAAACTAGCAGAAGCAAATTCATTAAATAAATATTGGATGGCAGCACGTAAATATTCAAATATGCTTTATAATTTTGAAAAAGGAACTACATTAGATATTTTCAGTCCAAAATTAAAAGAATTAATAGAAAATGTTTCAAAGTATCCAGATGAAAAACAATATGTATATTCGGCATTTTATGAAAATAGAGGTTATGGAGGACAGGGAATTTTAGCAGTTGCTTTAGAATTAAAAAAGAAAGGATACGAACAATTAACGCCAGATGAAGCAAAGAAAATTTATCAAAATCCAACAGATAGTAATAAAAAATTAAGATTTATTTTAGCAATTACTACTCAATTAGGAGATGATAAAGGAAAGGCATTAAGTGAAATGGTTAATTTATATAATGCCCCTTTTAATAAAAATGGTGAATTCGTTCATCTAATTTTAGCATCTCAAAGTTTTAATGAAGGATTAGATTTAAAAGGTGTTCGTCATATTCATATTTTTGAACCATTAATAACATGGGCTAGTGATAAACAAACTATAGGAAGAGCTGCCCGTAATTGTTCCCATAGTGATTTAAGATTAAAAGATTGGACTGTAAATATTCATAGATATATAAGTAATTTTCCAGAAGAAATAGCAAAAGATGAAGGGAAATTATTAGAATTGAAAAAAATATTAGAAGATAAATCAAGTATTTTAGATACTTATGCTATTGACTTAAAAGACGAACAAACAAAATTAAAAAATGCTAAAGCTAAAATAACTAAACTAACTAAAGATAAAAAAAAATCAAAAGATGAAATTAAAATGGAAGGTGATAAATTAAAAGAAGAAATAGATATATATACATCAAAAATTAATGAAATTAAAGAAAATATTTCTACTGTTAAAAATGAAATAAAAGAAATTAATAAAGAATTAAAAAATTATGATGATGAAAATGTAGAAGAAGGAAAAGGGAAAGGGAAAAAAAAGAAAGGAATTAAATTAGATGCTAAAGGTGTTGAAAATATTGATAAATTTATATATAAACAAGCAGTAGAAAAAATGAAAGATATATTATCATTATATCAAATGATGCAAGAATCAGCTGTTGATTGTTTAATATTAAATGATTTTCATAAGAAAGGTAATAAAACTATTAATTGCACAAAATATTAATTTCTATATGGTGGAATTGGATATATTAGATTATGTATATCAAAATTACTAGAATTTATAATAATATCATTACAATTATTTATAATGATAATTCTATCAAGTTCATCAAATATAGTTTTAATGGAATCATATTCATTTTATAATTTCTTTATTTTTTTCATTAGGCATAATACCATATGAATAAATCAATGGAAAAGATGAATAACCATCCGCTACTTTATGATTAAAATAAATAGGATATTGAGTAATATTTGTTGTTCCATAATAATCAAATAATTTATTTATTTTTTTAATTCATATCTATTTTTTCAATAAATTTAATATCATTGTCATAACTATTAATTCTTTTTATCGCTATTTTTGAAATAAATGGAATTAATATAAATAATTTATATTTTTTAATGTCAATATAATTACATATTTAAGAACCTGAATAACTTGTATCATCCGCAATAATTATAGGATAATTACTATCAAAATCAGTAATCTTATCACTAATAGTAATTATATATTTATCATTATTCTTAATAAATTTTATTAATTTATTAATAACCCAATAATTGGATTTATTAATATTATTTTTCAGGATTAAAAAATTGTAGTTGTATAATATCATTATCATTAAAATAATCTAACATTTCTTTTAAAGAATTTAATAAATATTCATTAAATTTATTTATAGATATATATTCAGTTTTATTTAAAAATTCTTCAACAATATCTTTAATATTAATATCATATTTTGAAAGCCAATTTTTTTTAAAATTTTCATTAAAATTATATTCCATTTTTTTATAAGATTTTTATAAAAATAAAAATCCATTTTTTTAAAATATTACTTTTATATAATGATTATATACGATTGTATTATTATAGGGGCAGGTCCTGCTGGTTTAACATTTGCTACATTGGCAGATAAGAATGAAAAGATAATGATAATTGAAAAAGATGCAGTTATTGGTGGATGTCATAAGGTAAATAGACAGAAATATGAGAATGAATATTATTTTTGCGAACATGGTCCAAGAGTTTATATTAATAATTATGTAAATTTTAAAATGATATTAAATAAATTAGGTGTAAAATTTAAAGATTTATTTATAAGAAATAAAAAAACAACATTAGAAACATTATATGATGATGTTATTAAAACTAATATTTATAATAATAATGAAAATTTAAGTTTAATGAAAGAATTCCTAAATTTATTATTTGATCCAAATTATGCAAAAAACCTTTCAATGAAAGAATATCTAATTAATAATAATTTTAGTAAAAAAGCAATTGATTATACTGATAGAACTTGTAGAATTATTGATGGCGGTGATATTAATAAAATTTCTTTAAATACATTTCTGCATGTTATGAATGAGACATTATTATATAATACTTATCAACCGAGAATGCCAAATGATGAAGGTTTGTTTTATATATGGAGACGTTATTTAAAACAGATAGAAATAAAATTAAATACAACAATTACAAAGATAGATGAAACAGATTCAATAATTACATTAACATCAAATAATGAGAATAAATATTATACAAAAAAATTAATATTGGCAATTCCCCCTGAAAATCTTAATAAAATTTTAATAAATTCATCTTCTAATATTAATACTATTAATGATTTAGAATTATATGCAAATAATACTAAATATAATGAATATATATCTATAACTTTTCATTGGAATTTCAAATTTGATATAGAAACAGTAAGTTTTGTAAATAATAGTGATTGGGGAATTACTAGTATTATATTAAGCGATTATATGAAATTTAAAGAAAATAATTCAAAAACAGTTATAAGTTGTAATATAACATTAACAGATAATAAAAGTAGTATTATTAATAAAACAGCGAATGAATGTAAAGATAAGAATGAGATTATATATGAAACTTATAGACAATTAAAACAAATTTATAAATCATTGCCAATTCCAACATTAGCATTTATAAATAATTATTATTATAATGGAATATGGAAATCAAACGAAACAGCATTTTTAAAAACACCTAATAATAACTATTTAAGAAATAATAAATTAACTGATAATATTTATTTATTGGGAACTCATACAGGTAATTCAAAAGTTCATTTTACATCAATGGAATCAGCAATAACAAATGCTATTGAACTTGTTAATAAGATATATAAGACTGAATATAAAATAAAATGCCCTTATACAATTAAAGATGTAATTATAATATTTATATTTATATTAATTATTATTATAATTTTATTTATTATAAAATATTAATACAAATAATGGCAGATAATAAGGATGATGAAGTAATTGTATTAATTGATGATGAAGGACAAATACCTAAACTTAAAGCAGATTTTGTTAATATTTCAACATCAACACCAACGTCAAGAGATGATAAATTATTAACATTATATGAATTTAATGATAAAAAAAATAATGGTTCTCAAACAGACACAAGTGATACAATAAATGATATTAATTATAGAAAAGATAAATTATTAAAAAATATTAAAGATAATAAAAAAAAAATTACTACATCTTTATATATAATATCCGCTAAATATGATTTAATTTATTTTAGATATAATCGTATTTCATTATTAATATTGATAATATCAACTTTAACAACATTTATTGAAGCTATAAGATTAATATTAATTAATTATAAAAATGATATTGAAGACGAAAATCTAAAATTATATCAAAATAAAGGTAATACAACAGATATTATTATTAAAACATCTAGTGGTATGTCATCAGTTATATCAAAATATGAAATATCATTAATTATTAATACAATTACATTAGCATTAGGTACATTATTAACGATATTAAGTTCAATTGTTAAATTTAGAAATTATCGCGAAAATATGGAAAAACTTAAAAATATACATGATATATTATTTAATTATAAAATTATGTATAATAAACAAAAAGATTTAATTGATTATTTCTGTTTATCAAATAATTATAGTCCAGAAGTATTTGATAAGATTGTTGAAAATGTTGAAAATATTAATAAAGAAATTAAAGATATTAATATTTTTGAAAATGTTCGTATTAAAGATATTATTAAATTTAATCGTATTAAAGTTAAACATGATATAGAATTGAAACAATTGGCAAATAAAAGAGAATTAGAATTTTTGAAATTAACTGTTGCATCTACTAAGAATAAATTTATATATGAAAATCAAAAAAATAATATTTCAGATTATGAAAAAAATAATAAAAACTATTGTTTTTAATTTGAATATGCTAAACCACCCATACCTGATAGTATGCGTAGAACATTATAATTAACTGTGAATATATATATAGTGCCACTTACACTTGAAGCAACATTTAATACAGCTGTATCAATGCGAGACATATTTAGAGTTCCTGATGGTTGATGTTCTTCTGGTTTTATAGCGAATGAATAACTATTAATACCATTATTAAAAATATTTGGGGTATTTTCGTGATGTTGATAAGGTTGAACTAGATTAAAATAATTACCTCGGCGTTCAGCAAAACGATCATTACCATTTAACTGTATCTTGGCAAGTGTTACAGGATTTTTAGAAATAGCATATTGATTATCTCCTGTGCGATTAGTGAAATTATTCCAATAAGGTCTGGCAACTTTATCTTTAGCTAAATCAGCAACATAATCAGGTTTAATAACCCATATTAATTCCTTACAAGGATGATTAAAATTCATACGAATACTTTTCATTGAATTCGTTGAATTACCAGCAATTGTATCAGAACCTGTAAATTGTAATTGTTCTATTAAATATTCGTGAGATAGTTGAGCGAAACGACGTCGCTCATCAGTATCAAGGAAGATATAATCAACCCATAGAGCAGCAGCAGTTAAAGTTAAATTATTAGTATCACCATTTAAATTTGAATTAACAGCTTTATCAGCAGCTAAAACTGTAGTTCCATCAGCACCTCCAGTAGCAGTAAAAGCACGGTCAGAATAATTATTATCTGTATCAACCATATTAGATAAAGATTCAAATTCAATATTAATTTTAACTTCGTGATATTGAAGAGCTATTAAAGGTAAAGCTAAACCAACATTGCGACAGAACCAGAATTCTAATGGTACATATAATGAATAAGATTGTTGAGCTTCTAATAATATAGAACGATTATATTTATCACCACCAACCATTAATTTATATCCATCACGTTTTCCTGCTGGAAGTGAAAGTTCATTCCATATATATAACCATTCTGAATAATGTTTATCTATTCGCTGACCTCCAATTTCAAGTTCAATAGTTTTTAATAATTTTAATCCAAAATAAGGAACTAATGCTATAGCTTTATTAAATTTATCTTGTGCTAGTCCAGTTCCATTTGTATTATTTAAAGTTCCTACAAAATAGATACGATTAATTAAATCACCATTACGAGTTATTTGACAGGTTACACGAGAACCAAAAGCAGAAGTTCCATTAAAAGTTTGTTCTATCGCTTCTAATGCGAAATTAGTATGTCGGCGATATGCAACTTTAAAAAAAGTAATTTGAGGATTACCAGTTAAATAAACATCCTGAGCACCATAAGCAACAAGTTGAAGAAGACCACCACCCATTTATGCTATATTCTTTATACTATAATAGGAGAAAAAAAAAGTATATATTTTTAATTTGAATATGCTAAACCTCCCATACCTGAAAGAATACGGAGAACATTATAATTAACAGCATATATATTTACAGCTCCAGAAACATTTTCTAATACTTTTAGATCTAATATAGCTGTATCTATACGAGACATATTTAGAGTTCCTGATGGTTGATGTTCTTCTGGTTTAAGAGCAAATGAATAAACATTAATTCCACGATTTCTTGGTATATTTGTATGATGTTGATATGGTTGAACTAAATTGAAATAAGTTCCATATCTTACATTAAAACGATCATTACCATTTAATTGTAATAAACATTCTTTAAATGGATTTTTAAATTTACCTTTAAAATCATTACCACTAGACTCATTATATGGAATTATATTATCTATTATAGCATTATTTAAATTAGTAGTATTTAAAGTAGCATTATTAAGATTTGAAGTTACTGAATAATCATTAACTGTTCCTAAATCTGGTAATTTAAATTCACTATAAGCATTACTATTATTTACTATTAATGCATTTGTAAAAGTATAATTATACCATTGAGAAACAGCACTATGTATTTTAGGTACCCATATTAATTCTTTACAAGGATGATTGAAATTTAATTTAATACGGGAACCAGAAGAATTTAAAGTTTCAGTTCCTGTGAATTGTAATTGTTCTATTAAATATTCATGAGATAATTGAGCGAATTTGCGACGTTCATCAGTATCAAGATAAATATAATCAACCCATAAATTAGGACTTTCTAATGAAGTTGCGGCATTTTCATTAGTAGCACCATTAGCTCCTGTTTTTACAAAAGTACAATTTTGGAAAGTTTCAAAATCAATTTTAATTTTAACTTCGTGATATTGAAGAGCTATTAATGGTAATGATAGACCTATATTGCGACAGAACCAGAATTCAAGAGGAATATATAAATAAGTGGTTTCTTCTGAATTATTACTATAAGCAGCACTATTTAAAGCATCACTATCAGCACCAACCATAGTATCCCAAGCGAAACGTTTTCCAATTGGTAGAGAAAGTTCATTCCAGATATATAACCAATCAGAATAATGTTTATCTATTTGTTGTCCTCCAATTTCAATAGAAACTTGTTTTAATAATCGTAATCCTAGATAATTAACATAAGAATTATCACCGGTTAATTTTTTAACTCCTACTTCTAAATAGGTACGATGAATTAGATCACCATTACGTGAAATTTGACAATAAACGGTATTACCATAATTTGGATTGCCGCTGAAAGTTTGTTGTATAGCTTCCATAGCAAAATTAGTATGTCGGCGATATACAACTTTGAAAAAAGTAATTTGAGGATTACCAGTTAAATAAACATCCTGAGCACCATAAGCAACAAGTTGAAGAAGACCACCACCCATTTATGCTATATTCTTTATACTATAATAGGAGAAAAAAATATATTGAATAAGTTATATAAAAGCATTTTCGCAATTTTAATATTATAAATGTTTAAGGATAAAACATCTAAAAAGCGATTTCAAAATGTTGATATAACAAAGGATTTATCAACATTAGATGCAATGCATAATAAAATCATAAGTAATTATAATAAGAAAATTATTGATAATAATGAATATATAGATAAAATAAATAAATTACAACTAAATTATAAAACTATAAATGATGAAATTATAAATTATAATAATTGTAATATTCGCAATGATGATATATATTCTAATTTATGGAATAGTAATATAAAAATTAAGGAAGAACTAATAATATTACAAAATGAGATAAATAATATTAATCATATTGACGAAATTGAATATTATGAAAATACTAGTTCTATTTTATTTAATTATTATGAAATGCTTGAAAAACAATCATTAATATCATCAAATAAATATAGAACAAAATCAATATTAGAATCTTTTAATTTATCTACACCTCCAGAACAAAATGAAATAAATAAAATTATTGAAAAAAGTGATTTAGTAGATCAATATTTAGCAATTACAAATAAATATCATATTAAAAAAATTAATCATGAAAATAATGAAATATGTTCTAAATGTAATATTCCTTTAATATGTCTTCAACATGACGCAATTATGATATGTAGCACTTGTGGTTATCAAGAATTATTATTAGTAGAACAGAATAGACCAATATTAAAACAAAATACTAAAGATACATCACATTTTAGTTATAAAAGAATTAATCATTTTAGGGAATGGTGTAATCAGGTTCAAGGAAAAGAAAGTACAGATATTCCTAATGATATATTTGAAAAGATATTAAATGAGATTAAAAAAGAAAAAATAATGGATACAAAAAAAATAACTTATTCAAAAATGAGAGAAATATTAAAAAGATTACGAATAAATAAATATTACGAACATATTAATTATATTATTAATAGAATTAATGGTATTCCTACGCCTCAATTTTCATCAGAATTAGAAGAAAAATTATGTTCTATGTTTAGAGATATTCAAGGACCATTTTTAAAACATTGTCCTAAAGATCGGAAGAATTTCTTATCATATAGTTATGTTTTATATAAATTCTTTCAAATATTAGGTTTAAATGAGTATTTAAAATTCTTTCCATTATTGAAAAGTAGAGAAAAATTATACGTTCAGGATCAAATATGGAAAAAAATATGCGAAGAATTAAATTATAAAGTTATTCCATCCCTTTAAAGACCAGCACCAAAACCAACTAAACGGAAACCGGCACCTAGACCAACACCTTGGCGTGCACCAGCAGAAATAGAGGGTGATAGTAAATCAAAGATAGAGAATAGACATGCCGCAGTTAAAGCAATCATCCAAATTTCGCTAAAACGAAGTTTATGTTCTGGTAGGATATAAGCAGCAATAGCAACAACAAGAGCTTCAATCGCATATTTTAAGATACGTATTAATGCTTCCCAAATATCAAAACTATATGTTGGTTGTTGATTCATATTATTTAATACTATTATTATATTATATTTTTTTTAATTATTTAAAAATTATATTTTAATATAAATATAATGAATCAATTAAAAGAATTATTTATAATAACTGTTAAACATTATTCAGTTTATTTATTATGTTATTTTTCTATTATTAAATATCATACTTATAAAACTTAAAATGATATAAGAAATTTATTATTTTATAATATATATAATAAATGGAAACTGAACTTGTATCAACAAAACAAACAGATTATTTAGATGAAGATAAACCGATTAAGGGTCAAAATTATTGTTTAGTATCTTTTTTAAGTCCTGAGGATATTTTAAAGGATAAAGAGGTTTATTATTTTTCAAAATTCACTGAAAGATTTGGAAAAGATATGGATACACTTCTTACAGGTCTTGAAGCTAAATATCCAGATTCAAAAGAACTAATTAAGACTATTAAAAGTAATCACGATTATATTTTTAATGCTAATGATTTAGATTCTCAATATAAATTTTTTAAAAATACTAATTCTTATGATATTGAACGAGATTTTCACAGAGATAATAATTTTAAAACTTCTATGAGAGGTATTAAAATTCGCGGAGTTTTTGATACTATTGATGAAGCTAAAAATAGAAGTGAATTTATTAAACGTTATGATAGTAAATTTGATATTTATATTTGTCAAGTTGGTTGTTGGTGTCCTTGGTCTCCAAATCCAAATGATTTAACCGAACAAGAATATTCAGAAACTCAATTAAATACTTTAATGAAACAATACAAGAAAAATATGGATTCAAAAGATGAACTATTTGAACAGCGAAAAGCAAATTTAATGGCTAAATCAACTAATATTGCCGATGATTTAGCGGATCAAAAAGACCCTTGGCTTGCTGCTAAAGAAGGCAAAGAAGAAGTTAAGGAAGAAACAAAGGAAGAACCTAAGGAAGAAGTTAAGGAAGAACCTAAGGAAGAACCTAAGGAAGAACCTAAGGAAGAACCTAATGATGAAGTCAATTAATTATTTTTATATTTTCATTAAATAAAAATGAAAGCAATAGCGTTATTTTTGTTATTTATTGGGTCTATTTTGATAATAAAAAGTTATTATGAATATAAATATTCGCATATTGATAAACCGAAGACAATAATTAAATATATTCCAATAAGTCAATATGAAGAGACATTAACAGATAGTGAAAGTTTAGCACAATTTTATAAAGGTATGTTTGAATTAACTCAACCAAATATATATGATGCTAAAAAAATATAATGATAATATATAATAAATGACAATTATAGATATAGGTTATATATTAATTGATAATATTAATTCTAAAAACGAAATAAATAAATTAAAATTGATAAATAAAATAGAAACATATAAAAAAGCTATTAAAGATAAAAACCAGATTGAAATAGATAATATTAATAAATATAAAATTAATTATGAGAATAAACGAAAAAATAATAATAATAGATATAATCAATATCTCCGTGAAAATAAGATTTTATATGATAAATGGATAAAATCAAAAAAAACAATAGATTTTTTAGAATATATATCACTTAAAAAACCAGAATATGAAGAAATTCCTGATATATATACAATAACACCTACATCTCTACACTAGTAATATCATAAAAAAAACTTGCTATTCCGTTAAACATATTTATTATAAAATAGAAAATAATAGTAAATTTAGTAAATACATCAATTAAACTTTTAATAATTAAATATGGTATTGATACAAATTTATACATAATTCCACCAATTGTATAAAAAATATTTATAAAAAATCCA